CGCCTCTTGCTCGGGCGTAGCCCCAGGAGCGGCTTTTTTGATTGCAGCCTCAACATCGTCAAACCCAAGAATAACACTCTTTGTTTTCCCGGCGTTTGTCGCCGCCCCAGCTAAGTTTTCTTCTAATTCTCCTACAAGTAGTGCGATCCCGGCTGTGTTGACTTGTTTGCTAAACTCACGGGCCTTCTTTCCCATGTATGTCTCAATGTCTGAAATTAACTGTGCCTTGCCATTTTCTGTCCCGGCATAACTATCAATGGCGGCCTGCGCCCTCTCCCCCATAAAGACCCCGAAGTCGCTAGTCTGGTCTGGGTTTGCCGGGTCTCCCTCGGTCGCAAGGCGCATTGCCTCCTCATGAACATCACCCTTGAAGAGATTAAGCGCCCGCGCACGGTGGATGGTATCATTGCGGTCGTTGATCCGTGCCCGCGCCTTTGCAAGCTTTTCTTCTTCACGTTGAATCTCTTCGGCGGCACCGACAATGGCAGCGCCAGCCTTGGTCATTCCATCGCCGCCGCCGAACATATCAGAGGTGGCGCGTTGTTGGCGTACTACCGAACTTGGCGCGGGGTCGGCGTTAAAAACCCTTAATTTAGGCATACATCAAACTCCAAGTATTTATCTTAACCTGTCATAAAATTAAGCTGGCTGGTCTGCGTCGATGAGGAAGACCCCCCCGATGAGGTGCTGCTGGCGGCTCCAGCTTTAGCACCACCAAGAAGTATCGTTGATCCGGCTCCCATATAACCCGCGCGTTTAGCCGCACGGCCACGCGCAAGTTCAAGCTGCGAGGTGTTTTCAAACCCGACAGACTCAACCGCGCCGCCGTGAAGGATAGACAGGCGTTGCAGTTCCTCCTCCGCCGCACTGTCCTCGAAAAGATCAAGCGGCGTTCCCTCAAGGGTTATTCCCGAAGCCCCAACGCCCGCCCGCAATGTCCCAAGGCGCTTGCGCGAAAGTCTCTCCTCCCGCGCCGCGTTGGCCGCAGCGGTCTGTTGCGCGGCAATGGCGTTGTTTCTGGCTACCTGGGCGTTGTATTTCGCGGCGGCGTTTGCCGCGTTCCCTCGCTGTATGGCCCCTATAGCCTGGACAGCCGTCCCGATAATAAACATGGCTGTTGCGTTCATTGGAGTATCCTCACATACAAAGCATTATCCCGGCCATCTGGTGTGTATTGGCGCATTCTTTCGCACTCCATCTTAAAACCAAGCAATTTTGCCCAGCGGTGGCCTTCTGGAAACTCGCAGTCAACGGTCATCTCCAGCCGCTTGACGTAACACCCATCAAGAAAACGCTTCACGGCGTGGTGTATCTGAATAAAAACAGACGGCCCCGCATCGCCAATAAACGCCCACGCGAGACTGCGCCCCGGCCACTGGTGTATTATCCCCGCAGCGCCTATGGGGTTCCCCTCATAAAAGCCGGTATAACTGTTGTGTTCCTCAAGTGCCACGCCCATGCTCTCCGTTACCCATTCGCTTACACTCACTTGGGCGTCCTGCAACTTAATAGCAGCGAGATGCGCGGCCTTGAATGGGACAACCTCTATCATCTGTCCTGCGTGTTTAACTGCGCCATAATGGCCTCAATGGTGACGGGGAGCGGTTGCGTGTTTCTGTAATATATCTGGGCGTCCTTCCCATACTCACCGTCCCACTCGATCTCTACATCCCCGGTGAACAGCGGAACAGCGGTATCCATTGGGTCGCCGCCCTCGCGGAAGATAAGTGGGTCGAGGTTATTGGCATCCTGCCCCACTGAACCGCCGAGGGTCTGATGGAAACGCCAGATGACACGGTGGATGCGCTTGGTCTTGCCCTGCGCGGTGCCATCCAACGCCCCGGAATCAACGCGGAGCGTCAGTGCATTGCATGTGTAGGCAAGCCCCACCTGTACGACAGATGCCTTGGATGCCAGTGTCACACTCCCCGAAGATACAGTCAGGCTTGGCCGTACGGCCCCGTCAGCCAAAATGGAGACCGTTTCCCCCTCAAGGTGCGACAGGCCGGTGATGACTGTAGCCCGCTGGCGAGCCTGGCCGCCGGAGATATATGTGGTGAACGCGGAACTGTTGGTGGCATGATGAATGTCGCCGCTGGATGTAAAGGTTGTGTATCCAGTGCCATCCACGCCAGATAGTTCAAATGTATCCGCCGTCTTGTTGGCAACGGTAAATGTCTTGCCGTTTATCTCCGTCATCCCCCCAGCGTTGAAAATACCAACTACGTCGGAGTTCGACAGTCCATGGGCGACAGCGGTTATTACAACCGGATTGGCCCTTGTCGCGCCGGAGATAACTGCGCTTATTTTGGTGTTAGCCACCAGTGCCAAAGTGTTCGTTGTCTTGTCAGCAACGAGATAATTATTGCCGTTTACCTCAGTCATCCCGCTTACACGGACGATAGCCACTTCATCGCCGTCACTGAACCCGTGCGATGTGGCAGTGACCACACCGGGGTCGGCTTCGGATATCCCTGTGATCGTCACCGGACTGTCCAGGGTCAAGGTGCTGTCACTGAACTGGGCGTCCTCCTGGTTGTTGGTATCGCGCCAGAACTCTGTGAGATATTCGATGTGGCGGACAGTCGCGCCGTTGATATACCTACTGACGATCATTATCAGGTCATCGGCATTCGCGGAGGGGTTGGGCACGGAAACAACACTCTCCACCTTGGCCTTTGTGCCGGACGCATCACTGGTCCCCCCCAGGATATGACGGTGCCAGCCTATAATTTTCTGGTCGCGGACAAACGACAGCCCCAGCAGTGTCCCGTCGCCCCTTACCGCCCATACAATGCTCTGTGGTTCAGCCTGGTAGGCAAGCTGGGTAATGCCCCCAGTGGTAATGTGTTCGGATATGAGCGTCATGTCCGGGGCGCGGAACCCGTCATCTTCAAAAACATAGGCCAGGTCACGCAGCTTCAGCCCGGAACGCTGGATAAACAAAATAGACTTACCGGAGCGCACCGGCTCGATGTTCTTGCTCCCATACGTCGAGGACCGCTTGGCCTGGATATTGGTGGGCGTGATGGCGTCTCCCGTTTCATTGGGCCGGATAATCCACTCCCCGCCGCCTGTGCCACAGATAAGTCCCTTCTCGTCATCCTCAAGCCAGACAATGGCGTTGACGCCATTAGCACTCAGTGTGATGGCTATGCCATGGTCATCAACCACCGTCCCATCAGCGTCGGTGGGGGCCATGTTCGGGAAATCCCCTGTGCGGCTCATATCGACACGTTGCGGGTATTCAACACCACCGCCCCAGATAAGCCTATCCTGGTGGAATGTAACGGTGGCGGGCCAGCCTGTCGTGTCAGACCACACCCCCATCCGCCATTCCGTGGTCGCAGTGCCAGCGGAGGCATCAGCCCCCTCTATCGTCGCCGTAACTACCGTGGTGCTGGTGTGTGCAGTTACCTTGAGCCATGTCCAGTTGGATGCAGGGTCTTTGAAGCGGATCAACCTCCCTACATCGGTTGACTGAAACCCGGCCCCTGAATTTATCCCCGTGATGGAGGATGCTGTGACACTTACGGAACCAGTGGTGCCGCCAAGGGTAAATGTGGTGTCTGTGGAGTTGGTGTTGAGAAACGGACCATCCTGAAAGGCATACACGGCCATGGCCCATGATGTGTCGGAAGTGCGCGAGAGTGTCCTGGGGGCATACGATGTATGCGCGATATACATAACATCCGCACTCTGCGCCGTCTTTATCTGGAACAGATCGGCCTCAAGGTAAGGTGTGACGACCTCGACCGGCGTTCCAGATACCACTTGTGCCCTGTCCCTTACAAACCGGACATACTGGTCCCCGAACTCAAGGGCATACGCCTGTGAAGCTGAGAACTCAAACCGGATCAGACGCGAAGCCTCGGTGGCCCCGGACTTCGTTGAAACGATAAAATGCGACCCCGGACGGCGCTCCAATGGCCCCTGGAGAAGGGGGACGAAGTTCTCGCATGTGCTGAGGCCGGTGCCGTACCTTTCCACATCGGGGCGGCCAAACAAAAGCGGGGATATTTCCC